TTATGGCCAGGTTGTCGAACAGGTGCGGGCACCGCAGGGACAGGTCGCCCGTGATGTACCCGCCTGCTTGGAAGTTGTAGGCCATCTCCCGCAGGTGGCCACCACGCGCGGCAGCATAGATGATGTTGTTGTTGACGATCAGCGGCTGGACGTTGTTGGCACCAATGTAACTTTGGGGCTTGACGCTGACGCTGGTTGGGGTGATGGCGTCACTGTTGACAGAGGTAACCCGCCACTCAGCAGAGCCAGTGAGCAGCACAAGATTTTGAAGCGGAACAATGTGGCGAATGGTGTTCGCTTCACGGGCGGCCACGCGGATATTGATGCTGTCATCGTCGCGGCTCGGTATGGAGTAGGTCAGGTTGGACTCGGTGCCTGAACGGGTCAGGCGCAGGTTCTGGGGCTCGTCGGTCGAGCCCGCAAAGCACCGACGCTGCTCAAAATACGACACAGCACCGGGGTACTTGTTTGCCGCGTTGAAGGGGTTGCTCACAATCGGCGGGGTCTTGCCCAAGTTGGCCGTGATGTTGTCATCCCGGAACGTCAGCCCATCGGTCTGGCCGATGTAGCCATAAAGCCCGTTGCTCTGCTTGTATACGTTGTACCGGGTGGCGCCCGTCGATGTCCAGGTGATGGTGTTGTATTGGCCGGTGGTCAGCAGGTTGTTGGTCGCAGCCGTCGCACCTGATACCGCAGACTCTTCCAGCCCAGTGGTGCCCACGCTGGTGACCACGTAGCTGTAACTGGTGGTCCCCGACCCGGTGGGCGTCACGGTCGGAGCACCCGGCACGGGCAGTGCTGACACAAAGCTGATGCTGGTCAGCGCCCAGCTCAAGGCACCCAGCCGTGCCAGCTCGCGCGGGGCGTAGCCAGGGTGGCAGATGGTCAAAATGTCCGCGCTCTGGACATAGTGCAGGTCGAACAGATGCGCCTCAAGGTAGGGCGTGACCACCTCATAAGGCACGCCGGGGCTGGACTCCAGCGTGGCGCCTTGCGTGTGGAACCGGATGTACTGCTCACCGAACTCCAGCACCATGGTCTGGGTGGTGGAGTAGGTGAACGGGATCAGGCGGGTCTTCTTGGCCGGGGTCTTGACCGTGTTGGTGTAGGCAAAGCCGGGGCGATTGGCTACCGGGCCGTGGGGCAGCACAAGCATGTTGCGCAGCGTGGCCACGCCAGTCTGGTACTTGGCATCCCCAATCTGGCCCCAGAACTCGGGAGTGAGCTCACCCCCAGAGAACGACATGGTGAGCTTGCGGGTGCTCATCGTGCGGCCATCCAGCCAACGGTGTGCACGGGCTTCACGTCGCGGTCAGATGCGTCGGAGGCTGCCGCTCTGGGCAGCCACACGGTCGCAAACTCCTGCTTGGCAGCCTTGGACTCACTACGCCCGTCGGCACCCTTGAGCACCGGGCCTGCCAGCATGGAGCGCAGCAGGCAGCTCAGGCACAGCACAAACAGCGGTGTGAACTTGGTGGTGTCCGTCACGTAAGCGGTGTACCGCACCACGGCAGCGGCCTGGTTGGTGAGCAGGATGCCGTTGCCGTCCGCGTCAGTCTCGCGCACGTAGGGCTGCGGGGTTTGCACTCCGCTGGTGGTGATGCCGTTGGAGTTGGGCGCCCAGCCGGTGCTGTAGTCGTCAGTGGCAGCAGGGTCCAGCACGGCGAGGATGTTGATCACCTCGGCCGGCAGAGCGTAGGCATAGAGCCACGTACTTGACGGGTTGGCCACCTCGGCCACCGACTCGCGCCGGGTGCAGAACGACCAAGCATGCAGTTCTTGCAAGGCAGCAAGGGCCACGGGGTAGAACCGGGCGCAATGCTCTGCCTGGGCAGATCCCTCGGGCGGGTCGATGCTGGCCACTGTGGCAGAGTCGCCCAGATCCGCCAGTGCGAGGTTACAAATTTCTACGGCGGACGGCATGGTGCGCTCCTAAAAAGAAGGGGGCCGCAGTTTCCCGTGGCCCCCCTAATGGCTCCTGCAAGGGAACGGTTAGGTCAAAGACTCGTCTTTGTCAGCTTTGCCCTTGGCTGGTGCCTTGGGCTCGACTACTGGCTCAAACCACGAGGCTTTGCCAGTGCCTTGCGGCACCTCAAAGGTTTCGCCCACTTCGCGCAGCTTGTCGAAGTAGCCCGGTTTTGTGGCGATCACTTTCATGTTGCTACCCCGTTAAACGATGCGTGGGCTGTCAGGGTAGGCTTGGTTCTGCTGGAAGCCGGTAACGACTTGCGCAGAGAACCGGCCAGCGGTCAGCGGCCCTGTTGCCACCACGTAGTTCACGCGCACGTAGCGACGCAACCGGGTGGGCATGGGGATAACGTGCTGGTAGCCAGCCACCAGGACAGCCTTGCCGATGGCAGTGGTCACCGCAACGTCAGCAAATGCGCTGTTGTCCGCAGAGTCCTGCAACGCAAAGGTCACGGTGGTGGCGCCTGCCGACAGTGCAGTCTCGTCGGTGGTGATCACCATGGAGCTGTGGCCGTCCATGCCCACGTTGGGGTTGACTTGGCCGAAGTCGATCACGTCAGTGGATACGGCTGTGGCAGTGACGGCTTGTGCGTCAGAGACTTGGAGAAGGCGGTCGATATACATGATGGTTTCCTTTGGTGTTGAGTTTCAACGCGGGGCAGCGGTTAGGCTGCCCCGTCGGGTTAGGCGACCACGCGGGCCTCGGTGCCCAGCAGCGCGTCGGTACGGCGGCAAGGGATGCCATCGAAGGTCACGACCTTCTTGCCTGCCACGGTTTCCATGGTCAGGGTGGAGTTGGCCACCTTGTTGCCGATCTGGCGACGCAAGAAGCTGCGCAAGCGGCGGTTCATGTAGAACGCTGGGCGGCCCATGCCCATGCTGGGGATCAGCTCGATGGCTTGTGTCAACAAGTCAATCAGGTCCGCACCAGATGCTGCGTTCTTGGTGAGGTCGCTCATGTCGATGTTGGCAATGCGGACCACATAGCGCCAGTCGCGCAGGGTCAAACCAATGTCCCACTTGTAGTGCGTACGGTAGCCTTGGTAACGGCCACCGGCTGCGTCGAACAGAGTCTGCTCACCCAGATCGCGGTTCTGCAAACCGACCGCAGAGCCCTTGGGGTAGATGCCGTGGCAGGTGTTAGGGCCCCAGAGCACCAGCCAGATGGAGGTGTTATCCGAGCCAGTGCCGCCAGCGTCCACGATGTTCATCGCGTTCTCAGCAGACAGGCTGTTGTAGCGTGGTGCCAAGCCGGTGAAGCGCTCAGGGTCCAAGCTCGCATCACCATAGAACACGGTGGATGCTTGCGTCTGGTTCATACCTTCGACGAACGCGCGGTCTTCGGACAGACGCCAAGCGGCAGAATTGCCGTTCAAGTCAACCAGTGCCTTGTCGGCTTCTGCGTAGGTTTCCAGCATGCCCAAGCTGTCCTTCACGGACACAGTGCGCGACTTCTCAGGCTGCACGCCGTAGTTCAGTTTGCGCCATGTACCAGCAGGCAGGCCAGAGCGGATCGTGGTCTTGTGCTCGGTGTAGCCGTTGGCTTCGATCATGGTCATGTCTTCCAAGACTTCGTTTGTCTCGGTAAGCATTTCGACGATGTTCGGGTCGATCTTGCCGTCAGCAGTCAGTCGGCTGGCCAAGTCGGCCAGGGTGGGGTTGGTAGAGGAAAGGGTTGCCATATCTAGCTCCTAAATTAAGGGTTCATGTTGCTGTTGGAATACAAGCGGCGGGAGTCTTTGGGGTTGCTCGGGGCACCAGGGCCGCCGTTGACAAAACCATCAGTACCCACACGCTGGCCGACTCGGGCAAAGAAGCGGATCACTTCGGGGTGGTTGCCAAGTCTTGATGTCGCCAGCAGCTTGCTCAGTTCAGGTGTGCCCAGCTCTTTGAGAGCTTTCTGGCCGGCGGCGAGGCTGGCATCCAGCTTGTCGCCGCCAATCTCAGCGTCGCCCTGTGTCGCTGCAGCCCATTCGGTGCCTGCGTTCTCCAAGGCTGTCACCTGATCAGCCGCCCACTTTTGGGATAGCTTTACCCCTAGGTCGGCAACTTTCTGCGCTTTCTCTTGAGAGAGCCCGAACTCTTTGGACAGATCCGCGAGTTCAACAGAAACCTCAGAGTCAAGCGTTACGCCCTCGGGCAGCTTGAACTCGTAGGTTTCCGGTACGGCCGGGGCCGCTGGCTTCTGGTCCTGCGCACCTGATTGGGCTTGCGGATCAAGAGGCTGCTGTGTTGCATCGGCATCGCCGCCCAGAAGGGTGGTAGTTGCCGGTGCTGGTGATACGGGGGTTGTGGTATTGGCCCCGCTATCGGTGTTCGTGGATGTGCCACCGCCAGCGTCACCGTCTGGGTTCGCTGCGTTGTGCAATCGGAAGCGCTTATTTCGCATTGGACTCCTTTAGCATCTGCACATACTGGTCTGGGCATACGGCATGAATTTGTGCCAGTAGGCGCAGGCCCTCGTTCTTTGCGCCGTCGTTGAACGCCATCTGCATGCTGTTGGTACTGAAAGACAGGCGAAACACACCGGCCCTTTCCAACATGCGCCAGACGATCCTCCGACCGCGCTTGCTACTCATTAACCATTCCGTGTCTCCGTCCTCGGTCTTGGCAGTCAGGTCTTCGCGTGTTGCGCGGTCCTTGCTGCTTCGCTCTTGTGACTGGACATCAGTAGGGTCGTAGTTGCTCACGGGTGCGATAGTGCTCGGGCTGCGCTAAGTTACGCGCACCGTCCAGGCAAAGAAAAAGCCACCCGAAGGTGGCTTGTCTTGGTGGTGCGGGTGGCTACGACTTTGGTGCCGCGCCCTTGATCGCTTCAAGCTCAACGCGCAGCTTGGCGGCCTCAGCTCGTTTCTTCGCAGCACGCTCGTCGTCTTCGTACTCTGATTCCTCAATATCCGCGCCGTACTCAAGCGACCATATTTCATCCTCAAGCCTGCGGATTTCCCGCTCTGTGTCGGTCAGAGGTGGGCCGTTATATGTGATTGTCAGCGTGTGCATATCAGGGCAGTATAGGCACCGTTAGGTTCGCCGTCGTACCACCTTCCGCAATACTAATCGCTACACCTGTGCGCGAGGTGTAATCGTTTCCAGCCAAGGCAGTGATGTCGTATGTGCTGAAAAACCCGTTCACCCCACCGGCCCCGGCTGGTGCATCAAGCGTCAGAACTACGGTTGCTGTGCCAGCATCGCTGTTTACGGTTGGATTGCTCACGGTCCAGTTAGGCGGAGGGCCACCAGTGGTGTACTCAATGGTTAGTGTTGGTCGGTTTGCTGCTGTGCCAAAGCTGGATTTTCTGATACGGCGATGGAGTCCATCAGATACGGTCGCATCATCTAGACAGTTCACAATCAGGCCGTGGTCGACCCCGCCGTTCATCACTGATTGGCAATAAGCAATCAGCCCAGCACCAGTCATCGTAAAGATACCAGCGGTCGTTGGTGCTGTACCTGTAGCCAGAACCGTAGCATCGACATCCGTTCCGCCTAGTACACCAGCCACGTTCCAAGGTGTTCCAGTGTCTCTGTTGTTCCATGATGTAGTGGCGTACACAAACGGCTGCAACAGCTTGCGCACCTGTACGCCTCTAGTGCTTGCCTGATTATCTGGACTTGTAAGGCTCAACGTCGCAGCAGACACCGTGACAAAGCCACCGGGCGGAAGCAAGTCCAGGAACTTGCAAAGGATACGAACGGGGTTAGAAGCACCATTCTCTCCCAGATACAGCGCTGCATCTGCCGAGAAATTTAGGGTTGGTCCGTTGCTGACAATCCGCGTGTCTTGCGTCTGCGCTGTGGTGTTTAGGACTAAAGTTGGCATTAGATGGCTCCAATCTCGCGCGGTGCGCTGTTCGTGGTGCCGAAGTAGTTTTTATAGACTGGCACCCATGTACCGCCATCCACCGCATACGAGCCGGATGGCGTGAAGTCCACCGCAGCCACGGGAGAGGCAGCAGCCCAAGGGCGCGTTAAGTTGACTTGTGTGTTGCTTGAGTTGTTCTCACGCACAAAGTTAACCCCCTCAACCAGCGTTGGTGTGTTTGGTAAGTGCAAGAAGGTTGCACCCACGTTATCGGTTCCCGCGTTCTGGGCATTTCCAGGGCCGTATGCGATGTTGTTTTTCATAACAATACCGCTCACATCGTCCGTCAAGATCACACCAGAGAAGCCCGGAGATAGTGATGTGTTGGCCTTGTATATGGTGTTGTTGTACATAGTGGCTTGCGTCTGCTTCGGGTTCGACACCACATCGCTGCCCGTTGAGAACCAGACACCAGCCCAGTACAGTGTTTCTATGATGTTGCTTTGCAGCGCAAATCCCGTGGCACATTTAGAGTGCACAGCGTAG